TTTTTTAAATGGACTTACAGGAGGGTGTAGGTTTTACACTTTTTCAGCCCGAACACATTATTGCGCACAGGTGCTACAGTTAAAGGGTTGGAAGTATATTGAGAAAGCAATTGATATGTTGTTTTTCTGGGAAACAGATCACTGTAAAACAGAGTATGCAGTAGAAAAACATAATAGGTGGGCACCTTTTTAAGGTGAATGGGGTAAGGGCAAAACTAAAGGTTAATGTTAACCAGAAGTTAATGTTATTTAAAGCGTTTCTTGTTTGATAAATACGTCAATGTTAGTATCTATGTTCTTTGTGTTTATTTTTCGGGTTGATGTTTACTTATGGATTGTCCTTACGTAGTTAGAATTGAAAAGTTAGAAAAGTGGCGAGAAGAACATTCTTTGAACTACGTTAACGACCGTTTAGAGAATAAACACTTTATGGAATCATTAGTCGAAGCAATAGCAGCAAACACTGCATCACATAAACAACTTGCTGAAGAAGCTCGTGGGATTATGCAACTACACCGAGATGCTGTAGGGTTATTTCGTATAGTAAAAGTTTTACAAAATTTTGCTGTAGCGGTTACCAAATGGGGATTAATTGCAACGGTAGTCGTTTACTTTGTTGATTTTATAAAAGCAAACATGCCTAATATTTTTTAGTAACTATTTTAAAAAGGTTTTAATATGAGTTTAGGTGATAAACAAAAAAAGTTTACTAGGTTAATTTCTAATTTATTAGATTTTATACATGCACGGGGGTATGAAATTACCTTTGGTGACGCATTTAGAGATCCAAGAATTCACGGACATATTGGAAAAAAGAAAGCTTACGGACATCGCAATTCCTGCCACAAAATTAGATTAGCATTAGATTTAAACTTATTTAAAGATGGTGTTTACTTAACTACTGATAAAGATCATGAACCATTTGGATTATACTGGGAATCGTTAGACCCTGATTGTAGATGGGGTGGTAGATTTAATGATGGTAACCATTATTCTTTAGAACATAATGGAAGCAAATAATGATCAAGCACATTGGAAAACAACCTTTACATACTTCTTTAAAACAATACAGGATACTAGCAATAGGTAGTGTTTGTTTTTTAGGTTACATGTTACTTAAAGTTTGGGATTTCTATGAAAATAATCATACTACTTTAAGTGTAGAAAGTGTTGCAGGTTTTTTTGCGTTTGTAGCTGCGTTGTTAGGTGCGTTTGTAAAGTGTATTAACAACACTCAGGTTAAACAAGAAGATTAAGGAAAGTTTATGTTACTAGATATACTTGGTTCAGCTGGTTTTGGTTCAGCTTTAGGAGGTATCTTTGGATACCTTTCAAAACGTGAAGAAAGAGCTAGCATACAAATGACTTTAAACCATGAACTGGATATGGTTGCAGCAAAGACTGATGCAGCACTCCAAATGGCTGAGATGGGAATTGAAACAGCTCGTGTTGCGGGTGAGCTAGTAGTTGAAAAATTAGAAGCTAAAGCTTTTCAGTTAAGTCAGACAACTACAAGTAAGTTTGCAGAACACCTCAAAGCTCTTATACGCCCCGCTATACTAGGTATATTAATGTATCAGACCTACACTATACTTATTGCTTTAGAAACACTTACAGGAGGTTTAACAGCCTTTAGTTCAGATGAACTATTAGGTTTATACCGAATTGTAGTATTATCTACAACAGGTTTAACTTCCACTGCAGTTGGTTGGTACTTTGCCTCAAGAACAAGTAAACAATTTGATACTCTAGTACGTAACTCTAAATAATTTAACAGGCTTTTAAATGATAACTATTACAGGTACATTAGTCGATCCTATGCAGGGTGTAATTCCTTTAGCTAGTATAAGACTTACCGCTTTAAGTACAACAGGTGAAATCTTAAATCAAATGGATGCAACTCATACTTCCGATGAAGCTGGGTTATATACTTTTCCACTGGAAAATGGACGGTATCTTTTAGAAGTTTTATATACAGATGAATTTCATATTTCAGGTACAGTATTAGTAGATTCGAGTACTCCTTCTAATATTAGTATTCAAGAATTAATTAGATACGCTTCTCCAGTTGTAGTAACTATTTCTAGTGAGTTACCTACTGTATGGGAAACACTTTTTAACCAAACAATTAATAGTGATGAGTGGAACTTTGTAGATGAGCACCAAGTAAGTTTAGATGGTGTTTACTCAAATGAACAAAAAACTATACATAAGAATTCAGAACAGTATTTGGCAGCAGAAAACTTTTCTCTTAGCACTGGTTTAAGTAATCAGTCTACCCAGTTACTCAGTTATTCTGACAATAGTGCCAACTATGCTTTAGGCAATACTCAAGAATTTACAACTCCTATTTTAAATGGAGTAACTACTTTTGGGATATTTCAAAGTTCAAACGGACAGGAAAAAGCAACTCAATCCACATCTTTCACTGGTTCAGTGGGTTCAGTAATAAACGACTTAACTCTTACCGATATTGACGTTACACATTCTAGTATTAGCCTCCTAGGTAGTGCTGAGAGCACCGAAACTTTAAAACTTGAGCAAACGTACACACCTGAAGGTGGGGCAGCTCAAAGTGCCTCTGTAACAGCTTCAAATAAAAGTTATAAAGCAGGTGAGGGTATTCACGAAGGTGAGGTCTACACTAAAGAAGAAATTAAGTATGTAGATGCTAATGATTTAGTTGACGCTTTATTTGAAAAGGGAATACGACTTAAATATAGTAAAAATGGCAATCCCATTGAAGGTTTTCAAAAGTTATTTGCAGACAGCACAGGAATTAATTTAACTACTCAAGTAGATAAAAGTATTATCCAAGGTAGAGATGGAGTTCCCCTTGTAGAATTTGACACAGAAGCAAATGAAGTAAACCTGTTTGGTAATTTAACTGTAAATAACCCACAAGATTTTAAAGGTGCCGATGGTAGCACGTTATCTTGGCAATATGAATACTCAACTGACAAAGGTTTAAATAACCCTTGGCATGTAGTCTATGTTGAAGGAGATATTTGGAGAAAAGACAGTCAAGTTACACTTTATGCAGATAATACCAGTGAACTTACTGGGGTAATTCAATATGTCAAACTTGCAGCACAAGATGGTTTAGTAGGTGATACTTATTATTTACAGACTCAATATGCTAGTGAACAAGATTTAGTTAATAATATTTGGCGAAGTGTTTATGCTGTTAATGATGTATGGAGAAGACAGCGGGAAGTACTTAACGAAACAGGTATTGGAGACTGGCGTGAACCAGAAAGAATTAGAGGAAGTGATGGGCAGGATGGTTGGATACCTGAGTTTGAAGTTTACTATGGTTCAGATGGTACTGCTGCGTTTAATGCAGTAACTCCTAGTGTTGTGGATTGGCATAAAAATTTAGTAAATGATGATGTTTACAAGTATGAAAGAACTGTTTGGTGGTATAACCAAGCAGCTTATCAAGCTGCACGTAATACTGATTTAGGTATTGATTGGGACTTAGCTGTAACTGGAACATACACTACTACTCCTTGGGTAGGGGCAACTAAAATTAAACCTGAACTAGGTATAGATTATGGTGATAAATCTTTTCCATTATTTTTGTACACTAGGTCAGCAACTAACCCAACCGATAGTACAGTTGGTAATTGGAGTTATAATTTTGTTACTAAAACTGCAACAAATATTTCAGGTAATACTGCAGGATGGAGTCAACAATTACCTCCTGAGTCAAATTTACCTTTATGGTTAGCTTCGGGTATTGCTTTTTCTAAACTGGATATTGATCCAAGTATTGATAATTGGGATGTAGACTTATTAAATAAAAATGGTGTTAAGTTTGCTACTGCGTATCTTTACCAAGTTACTGGTTCAAATGTTAACAGTGTAAGTTTACCTGCAGAAACACTTACTTTTGAGTTTGCCACTCAAAAAATTACTGCAACTTCTAGTGGAAACTGGCAAACAACTCGCCCAAGTAGTACTGGAGAGGGGAACAAGTTGTGGATAACTGTTGCACCTGTAACTTCTTCAGCTGAAGTTCTTACAGAAAATATTGTTGTAAATGATTGGGAAGATGCTGTAGTAGCAAGTGTTAACGGAACTGATGGTGTATCTTTTTTTACACTAATAAGTTCTGCTCCAGCATACGGAGTTGTTAGCCAGAATACATTTAAGAAAACACATGTGGGGACAAACACAGCTTGGAATGCAGGAGCTTACTCTGCCGAGTCTTATTCTGGTGGTTGTTTTTCTACAGCTGTATTTTCAGAAGCCACAGGTACTGAAGGATTAATGTTTGGTATTTCAAATGATATAGGAACTTCACCTCATTACAGTACGATAGATTATGCCATTTTAGGTCGTAATAATTTATTATATATCTATGAAGAGGGAGTATTTACCTTGGATACAGGGGTTTCTTATGCTCCTTCGGATATTTTAACAGTTGTAAATGATACTAAAGAAGTAACTTACCTTAAAAATGGGACAGTGTTTTACACTTCAAATAATGTTCCTAGTGGTGCGTATAGATTTGATTGTACAGCTGATTATCCAGATATAAGTATAACTGGAATAGCTTTTGGGCCTTCAGGTGCATCAGGTACTAATGGTGAGTTTGGTTCAGGTAGTTACATTATTATTGTTCCAAATACAACATCTGAAAATTCAATTGCTACTAAGTCTAATTCAATTAAAACAAGTGATTTTGTATCTGCTGTAAGTAAACAACCTCAAAACAAAGATGTATTGAGTTATGTAAATGATTCTGCCTCAGATGAAACTTTAAGATTTCGTTTAGATTACCTGTACAACGGTACAACGTGGGAAAACTTTATTGACGTTGTAAACGGAAACCAGCTAGTTCATGGTACAGTTGCAGCTGAAGCTTTAGTTACGGAAACTATTACAACAGATAAGCTAGCTGCAAATGTAATAACCACGGAAAAAATTGTTGCAAACGTAGGACTTCGTTCACCTAAAATTGAGTATGTAGGTAGTTCTCACATGCGTATTTCAGCAGCAGATGGGTTTGGTTCATCAGGTCAATTTATTGAGTGGTTTGGTGAAAGGCATTTAGTGGGGGATCCTGCAGACAATATAATTAACTACACAAATGTAACTAAATCTAATGCTATTACGTATCTTACAACAGATGGTGATGCTTATTTTGGTGGCACGATAATCAGTGGCGCGTTACAAACTTCTAAAGCAACTTCAGATCTTGCAGACACTGCGAATGTAGATATCTCGATAGGTTCGAATGAAGGTTTAATTGCTGTTAACTACTCTGTAAGTCTTAATTCACGATATAATAACCCTTATGGTTCTTCTGAATTAACCACCCAAGACATACCTGTACCTGAGTGTATTGTTGTGTTTCAACAATATTTGGGGGGTGTATGGGTTGATAAAGCAAGTAGATCACTATTAGGTGAAAGAGGGGTTTACTACAGTACATACGAATCAGAAGGCGAAGGTAGATGGATTAACTCAGGATATCAATCATTAAATCGTGGTTTCACATTTTACGACAGCGACTATTCAAGTGATATTAGAGCGTACAGATTATTAATGACATCACGCACTAACTTTATGCAAGGGACTAACTGGACACCGAGTCAACGACTATCGTTAACTTCAAGTGAAGGTTAGTTAAAAAGTTAAGGTAATATAAAGCACTAGGATACGTATTGACTAGATGTTAGTATGTATCCTATTTGTGCTCAGAAGGATTTAAAATGATACAAGTTACAGGGACACTAGTTGACCCTTCTAATACAGAAGTAGCAAGTACTGTAAGAATAACTGCAAATGACAGTACAGTTACTTTTATAGGTGGAACTGCTAAAGTTGAAATAGGCATTGATGGTTTATATAACTTTAACTTAGTGGAAGGTACTTTTACTATTGAGTTAAAAATTAATGATGAGTACACTCAACCTGTATTGGTGCTTGTAAACTCTGAGACTAGTTTAGTTGTATCAATACCTGAACTACTAGTTAATTACGCAGTTTAATATATTTAATATTTGGTAGTGAGAAACTTACACATGAATGAAAACACAAATAGTGACGACAGCGAAGAACTTGCAATTCCTGAAGGGCACGCTCCAGAAGGTTGGGTAAATCTCCCTAACATTGCTGACCTTAAACAAAATTTCCAAGATGCTAAACCTTACCATGACGCTCAGATGATTAAGCGTACAGACAGTTTAGACCATTTAAATATTACTGGTTCAGCTATACTTAAAAAGAAAAAAGGTAAAAGTGCTGTACAACCTAAGCTCATACGTAAACATGCTGAGTGGCGCTATGCAGCAATTTCAGAAGCTTTTCTTTCAACTCCTGACATGTTTACTTTGCACCCTAGAACACACGAAGATAAGCTTTCTGCGCAGCAGAATAGTACACTTTTAAATTACCAGTGGAATAACCAAATAGACAAAGTTGCTTTTGTAGATGAGTTCTCCCGTACAGGTATTGATGAAGGTACTGTTTTTTTACGTATAAGTTGGGAAAGTGAAGAAAAAGAAGTTACAAAAGAAGTACCTATTTATGAGTACTATCCTGCTACACAGCAAGGACAAGTAGAAGAGTTACAAAAAGCAGCTATGGTTCAACAACAAGACCCGTATGCATTTAAAGCTCATGTACCAGAACATATTCAGAAAGCATTATCGTTAACAACTCAACAAGGTCAACCTATTTATCCTGTGTTACAAGAAATGCAAGAAGTTACCGAAACAGTTTTAATTAAAAATCAACCTACGATAGAAGTATGTAATTCTAACAATCTTGTAATTGATCCAAGTTGTGAAGGTAACATGGAGAAAGCAGGTTTTGCTATTTATTCTTTTGAGACTTCTAAAGGAGCACTTGCTAAAGAACCTGATAGATATTTTAACCTTGATAAAATTAACGTAGATACCTCTAGTTTATTAAACGCACCTGACCATGAAATATCTGGTGATAGTGCTTTTAATTTTAAAGATGATCCTCGTGCAAAATTTGTTGCATATGAATACTGGGGATATTGGGATATGGAAGAAACAGGGGTACCTGTTCCTTTTGTAGCTACTTGGGTTAATTCTGTTATGGTTCGGTTTGAAGAAAACCCATACCCTGATAAATGTATCCCATTTGTAGATACTCAATATCTTCCTGTACGTAAAAGTTTGTATGGTGAACCAGATGGTGCTTTACTTAAGGACAACCAAGCTATTATTGGTGCTGTTTACCGTGGAGCTATTGATACTATGGCACGAAGTGCTGTAGGTCAAAAAGGTATGAGACAGGATGCACTAGATGTTGTAAACAAAAGAAAGTACGCTCAAGGTGAAGACTATGAGTTTAATCCTATGGTTGATCCTAGACAGGCTATGGTTGAACATACTTACCCTGAAATACCTAACAGTGTAAGTTTAATGATTGGCTTGCAAAATAATGAAGCTGAAAGTCTTACAGGTGTTAAACCTTATTCAGGTGGTATGAGTGGTGATGCGTTAGGCGCAACAGCTACAGGTATTCGTGGAGTACTTGATGCGGCTACTAAACGTGAAACTGGAATACTTCGTAGATACGCTAGGGCTATGGAAAAAGTAGCTAAAAAGATTGTGGCAATGAATGGTGCTTTTCTTTCTGATGAAGAGATCATTCGTGTAACTGATGAAGACTTTGTAACTATCCGTAGAGAAGATTTAGAGGGTAACTATGATATTGAAGTTAGTATTTCAACTGCTGAAGCAGATGATACAAAAGCACAAGAATTAGCATTTATGTTACAGACTATGGGTAACACTTTACCTATGGAGATGTCACAGATAGTGTTAGGTGATATTGCTCGTTTACGTAAAATGCCTAACTTGGCAAAACGTATTGAAGAATTTAAACCTGCTCCAGACCCTGTACAAGAGCAGCTACAACAGTTAGAGTTAGCAAAGTTACAACTTGAACTGGCTGAATTACAAGCTAAAACTCAGAAATTACAAACTGCAGCTCAACTTGATATGGCTAAGGCTAATGAAGCAGGAGCAAAAGCAGGTAATACTGCATCCGATACGGATCAGAAGAATTTGGATTTCCTTGAGCAAAACTCAGGAACCAAGCACGCAAGAGAGATGCAACAGAATCAAGCCCAAGCTAAAGGTAATATGGCATTGGAAATTCTTAAAGCAGATCTTAATAAAGATACACCCATTAACTAAAGTCTCTATATGAGGAAACTTAAAATGATTGAACAAGACCAAGAAGTACAAACACGTAATTTAAACGCAGAGATCGAACAAGCTAAAAAAGCTATAGCAATGCGAGATGCATTGGTTCGGTTGGAAAGTCAGCCTGATTTTAAAACTGTAATTGAAACAGGATTTTTTAAAGATTTTTCAAATAACTTAGTTATGCAGCGTGGTATGCCTGAAATGAGAGGCGTTCCTGAAATTATGGAAGCAAATACACGTAAGATTGATTCGATAGGTGAACTCAATCATTATTTTCGTGGTGTAAAAGCTATGGGTGCTCAATCAGAAAATAGTTTAATAGCTGCCCGAGAGTTAGAAAGTAGTCTTGATTTATACGAGGATTAAATTATGTCTGATCTTTTAAATATGAGTGATAAAGACTTTTTAAACCAAGGTGAGTCTTTAATGGGTGGGGATGATGTAGATATTCCCCAAGAAGATAATTTAGATACTTTACCAGAGGGTACTAGCGAAGAAGCTACCGATATAGTAGACTCTGGTTTAGAAGATGAGTCAGAGGAGCCTTCAGAAGACCCTGTGGAAACAGAAGAAGAACCTCTTGACCAATTACCTTCCGAAGAAGAAACTCTTGAAGAGGAAGCTTCTGAGGAGGTATCAGAACCTTTAGATTTAGAAAAAGTCTTGCAACCTTTCCGTGCAAATGGTAAAGATGTGCAAGTGAAGAACGCAGATGAGGCAATAACTCTTATGCAGCTTGGTGCTAATTACACTAAGAAGATGCAAGAGCTGTCTCCAAACTTGAAAGTTCTTAAAACTTTAGAGAAGCATGAACTTCTCGATGAAACTAAGTTAAACTACTTAATTGATTTAAGTAAAAACGATCCAAAAGCCATAGCTAAGTTAATTAAAGATTCTAACTATGAGCCAGAAGGTTTTGATAATGAAGAAGACAATGTAGAGTATACCCCTACAAATCACCAAGTTAGCGAACAAGCCGTACAACTTGAGCAGGTACTCGAAAGTTTAGAGAGTACACCTACTTATGATAAATGTATAGACCTTGTAGGCAACCAATGGGATGCGAAGAGTAAACAGCTACTTACACAAGAACCAGAACTAATACGTAACCTTAACGAACAAATGCAAGCTGGCATCTTCGATAAAGTAAACGCAGAAGTTGAACGTGTTAAAATGTTCGGTGGTTTAAGTGGTGTGTCAGACTTTGAAGCTTATAAAACAGTTGGAGCACAGATGATGCAAGCAGGGACTTTAACCCCCCCACAAGCAAAACCTGTAGCAAGAACTGAAATTAAGCCTTTAGATAATGCTCTCTCTAAAAAGAGAAAAGCTGCTACTTCTTCAAGAAGTTCATCCAAAACAATAGCTAAACCAAAAAATAGTTATCTTGCTATGGATGATGCTGAGTTCTTGAAGATAAATAACATCCAAATATAAGGTATACAACTATGTCAACAAATTATAATGATCCAGCTGGCGGAACTCCTGCAACAATTGATCAAGGTACTGGTCGTCAGATTAATACTGAATACCACCACAAAATGTCTTTAATTGAAGCTGCTAAAGAAGTTTACTTCGGTCAGTTATCTTCAGCTAAAAATATGCCTAAGCACTATGGTAAAAAGATTTCAATGTACCATTACTTACCTATTCTTGACGATGCCAACGTTAACGATCAAGGTATTGATGCTTCAGGTGCAACTATTTCTGATGGTAACCTTTATGGTTCAAGTAAAGACGTTACTACTGTAAATGGTAAGATCCCACTTTTAGGTGAAACTGGTGGACGTAATAACCGTGTAGGTTCTTCACGTAAAGTTATTGAAGGTGAGATTACCAAAGTTGGTTTCTTCACTGAATTTTCTCGTGATGCACTAGACTTCGATACTGATAACGAATTATATGGTCATTTATCTCGTGAGATGATTATGGCTGCTAATGAGTTACAAGAAGACTTATTGCAAATGGATCTACTAAATGGTGCAGGTGTTGTTAAGTATTCAGGTACTGCTACTTCAGATGCAACTATTTCTGGTGAAGCTTCAGGTATTACTGAAGTAAGCTATGATGACATGCAGCGTTTAGCTATTGATTTGTTTAACAACCGTACACCTAAGAAAACTAATGTTATTGTTGGTTCTCGTTTAGTTGATACTCATGTTGTTGCTTCAGGCTTGTACATGTATGTTGGTTCTGAAATGGTTCCTACTTTAAGCCGTATGACAGATCACCACGGTAATGCTGCATTTGTTGGTGTTGAGCATTATGCACATTCAGGTGTTTCAGGTGTTAATTCTATCAATGGTGAAATTGGTAAGTGTGGTGATTTCCGCATTATCCAAGTTCCTGAAATGATGAAGTGGTCTGGTGCAGGTGAAACTGCAACTGGTAGTAATGCTGGTTATCAAGTTACTGGTTCTAAGTACGATGTATTCCCAATGTTAGTTGTTGGTGATCAATCGTTTGCTACTATTGGTTTCCAAACTGATGGTAAGTCTACTAAGTTCAAGATTAAGCATTCATTTCCAGGTGATAACATTTCTTACAGTTCTGCTGATCCATTTGGTGAGATTGGTTTTATGTCTATTAAATTCTGGTATGGTACTTTGGTTATGCGTCCTGAACGCTTAGCTGTAATTAAGACTGTAGCACGTAGCTAAAAGATATAAAGTAATGTAAGCTAAGGGAGAAGTTAACGCTTCTCCCTTTTAATTTAAACAGTATCCAAGGACTCTAACCATGACAGATACAATTGAACAACCAACAGAACTACAAGTACTAAAAGAACGTGCAGATGATATGGGTATTAAATATAGCCCAAATATTGGTGTAAAATCTTTACGTGAAAAAGTGAATGGAATACTTGCTCCTGCAACTCCTAAAGTGGAGTCAACGTTAACTAAAAATAGTTCGCTGATTCGAGAAGCAACAAAGCTTATTCGTGTGAGAGTAACAAACTTAAACCCAAACAAAAAACATTCTGAAGGTGAATGGTTCCGTACTGGTAATAGTGTAATTAGTACTATTACACGGTTCATTCCTTTTGAAAGTGAAACTCATGTTGAACATATGCTACTTAACTTAATTAAGTCTCGTGAGTATGCAATTGTCCAAGAAAAGAAGAATTTTGACGGTAAACTAGTGCCCGTGCGTAATATGCGTAAAGAATTCCAGTTAGAGATATTACCTGCTTTGACCCAGAAAGAGTTAGATCAATTAGCGTCTGATCAAAGTAAACGACAGTCTGTTTAGTTTTTTAGTTAAATCAGTATATACTAGGGAGCATTAGCTCCCTTTTTTTATATTTACAGGATGATACTTATGACAACTACATATACTGCTGAACAGTTAACTACTTTGTCTAGCCAGTTACTCACACATATTGAAACGCACCTTAGTGCTCAATTTGATAAAGGTCGTATACAGGGAACTGATTATGCTCAGGTATACATTGCAGCTGTCCAATCAAGTATGGCTCAAGCTCAAAGTTTTTTATTAGGTAAAGATATTTCTGCAGGTCAAGTAGATTTACTTGTCGAGCAAAAGCTACAAGCAGAAGAACAATTAATTATCATGAAAGAACGTCATGGTATAAATCGTATTGCACAGTACACATAAGAGGAAAATATAATGTCTATAAGTCAAAGAACACTTACTTCAGGTGAGATAGCGGGTAATGGTATTTTCGATGAACTCATGAGAACTGTTAAAGCTCATGTACACCTCGAATTAAGCGAAGGTCGTATTACTGAGCAAGCATACTCACAAGTGTATTTAGGTGCCTTACAGAACGTATTACAGGTAGCTACACAGTACTCGTTACAGTTTGAAACTACCAATAAACAGCTGTTATTGATGGACGAACAAATTGCACAGGCAGTTCTTCAAAAAGAACTTTTAGTTACACAAAAAAGTCAAGCTGCAGTCGATCTTACAATGACTGAGTTTAACCGTGATTTTATGCAGCCAAAGCAATACGACATGCTTGTAAACCAGACAGCTCAAATATCTGCTCAAACAGTTTTAGTTAATGAACAGGTACAACAAGCAGCTGCGCAACGTGCTTTAGTAGGCAAACAAGAAGATTTAGTTGATGAACAAATTGAAGCAGCTAAAGATCAAACGGTTACTCCTACAGGCGGAACAAACTTAGCAGCTTACAATAAAACTCTTGCAGAAACTGGAATTTTAGAGCAGAAAAAATTAACTGAACAAGCTCAGATTGAAGGTACATTTATAGGTGCTGATGGTGGAACTATTGGCGGTTTAGTTGGTGTTGAGATGAGTCTTAAGACTGTTCAGAAAGAATCATTTTTACGAGATGCTGAGCAAAAAGCAGCTAAAATGTATACAGATGTGTTTGCTACAATGTATGCAAGTAATTCTGATGATGCTTATGCTCAACCTGAAAACTTCGGGTATGACTTTGTTACAGGTAGAAATGTAATGGATAAGTTATTAACAGGTGTTGGAACAACTCGACACAATAGTGATACAATTCCTTCTACAGGAGTAGGTGTACCTAGAGTTGATAGTTCTCCTATAACGTATCCACGTACGATTGAAACTGTTTAATATTTAACTTAGAAGGTAACACTTATGTTTGGTGGCGGTAGCACTACTTATTATACTACTTCAACTATGCCGTTGTATGATGAAAATACTGCAGGGATGCTTAAACAGTCTATAGTAAGTGCTACTGCTTCAAACAGAAGCTTATCAGGTACTTTGCTGGAAAATATTTTAAATTCAGATGTTAAAAATATAGAAAAGTTTTATAAATACGGTGCAAGTGGGAAGTACCAATGGGGGTTAGCTCAACAGTATACAAAAAATGTATCAATCAAAACTCGTGATTATATTGAGATGATTATTAGTAAAGAACAAGGTGAAGCAATAACCGTTACTTACGTTACACTGGATCAAAATGCAAACCCATCTACAGATGTAGGCAAAGAATGGACTATTCCTGCTACACCAAATTTACCTAATGATTTAACTGAACCTAACTCAAGAGTATCATTTGAATTTGGTTCAGGTATGTACTACATAGTGGAGTATGTTAAAGATACTGACCCAGATGTATATTACTTATGGTGGTTTAACTCTGCAGATGCTACACCTGATAATTTTGAGTTTTTAAGTTTAACTGCAGGTTCTGCTTCAAGCCCGTATTACCCTATTATTCCTTTTAGGGTAGATGGGGAAAGATGGGATGACAATCCTTTATATAAAAAAGATATTCGTAAAGCTTGCCGTTACCTTGGTTTAAATCCAAAAGAATTAGGTGACAATGTTCAAAAAATGTCAGATAAAAATGAACATGACGGAAAACCTAATCCTTTAGAAGAAGCCTACATTTATTTAGGAGTGCCTTTAAACACAACTAGCAAAGTAGGAAAAGAGTATTTATTTAGGTATTTTGAAGAAATGAGTAAAACTTCTCGCGTGGTAAAAAGTGAATATGATCAGTGGGAAGAAGCTAATGAGCGTAATATATTACCTCCTAGAAATAACGTTACCATTGAAGAAGAAAACTTTACAAACGTTTTGTCTTGGTCGTATATCAAGGAAAGTATTGTACAAGGTAATCTTAGAGACGATAAAAATAAATTACTTAAAAATGGTAGTTACACTACTTCAATGGAGGTTTTACCCCGTAAAACTTTAGGACGTAATTATTTTTCTGATTCAAGTGTTTACTACAGGAGACAAAATTCTAATGGGACATATACTCAGGTTGAAATAAGAGGTTTAGGTTTTTCATCTGATGTAGTAGGAAAAACTACTTATTACACTGCAGAGGAATTATTTGAGCCAGAAGACGCTACGCAAGATGGTGAAAAAGTAACAGCTCCTTTACACCGAGAAGTGTTTAAGCAGATGGGTAAGATCAAGGGACATGATTTAATTAATGTTGCTGTACGTATGCAGTTAAATGACAAACTTAGAGTTAAACATAAAACTAACTGGTTCAGTATTATTGTGTTTATTGTACAGATTGTTATTACAATACTTTACCCTCCTGTAGGAGCAACTTTACACGTATTAACTCAAGTCGCAATAAAAATTGCTGTAATGTTAGTTATGCAAGCACTTACACCAGTTATTACTAAAATTTTACAAGACGTTTTTGGTGAAGAACTTGGTGCAGTGTTAGCAGTAATTGTTGCATATTATGCTACAGGTAAATTAACAAATGCTATAACAAGTGCAGCTACAACTGCGGAAGCTGTAGTAAAAGGTGCTGAAGTTGTAACTACTGCAGTAGACACTGCAGCTACAGTACTTACTACTACACAATATGTTAACTTAGCTTTAGATACAGCAAGAGCATATCAAAGAAGTAGTGCTATGAAGCAGATGAAAGAATATACTGCATTAAGTAATGAAATTGAAAAAGAAATAGCTGAAATAGAGAAGTTAAATGACTTAATTGGATTTGATGATATATCTGGTATAGTTGTAGCTTCACAGCTTCAGGATACGAATAAAATTTTAGGTACTAACCTTTATGTAGCAAATACATTAGGGACAATACAAAATAATGATTTACTCATTAGAGCAACCCAAGATTATACCGATGCCATGCGTTATACTGGTAGAGTATACTCCCCAATTAACTCTGCAAGAATACTTGCGTAAGGAATAAATAATGGCAGATTTTAAAAACAACTATCAACCTTGGTTACAACCTAATAGTAATGTTTTTGGTGAAACTAATTTTGGTTTAGAAGACTTTATGTCTAAGTTTAGCGTAGGTAATAACCGTGCAGCGCAAGATGCCCAACGTGTAAGATTTAAGGCTTTAAATGATCAAGTTACTCAACAAGCTGGAGTTGAGTTTATGGATGCTTATAAAAATTCTGTAAATACCCCAAGACAAAACAAGATGGGAAGTCCAATGACTTTGAACAGCAATGATGTTCCCGTTAATACATACCCTTTAAACGGATCTGCTCCTATTGGAAATTATGCAAATGTTGCAAGTAATATGAACCAGCAGTTTGGTGTAGATAGTTTTATGGGGACAGGTTCAAATGGTAATCAGGCTGGATTAGGTGCGCCATATGCACTTAACCCTACACCTGTTACAGTTAATCCAATGTCAGGTGTATCTACATCTGGAACAGATAATAACTTTTTTGCTCAACAACAGCAGCCGTTTCAAGCTATGGATTTTAATGGTATGTTTTCAAAAGAATCTTTTACAGCTGAACCTAAAAATGGATGGGGAACTACTATAGGAGGCAGTAATACTACCCAAATGCCTTACAATAATGGGAAAATTACACAGGAAGACATAGATTTTGATGATATGTATAACGCTAATTACGAAGGCGGAGAAGGCGGAAATAATTTTTGGGATGATCTTTCTGCAGAAGCTAAATTGAAGGGAATACAGTCAGCAGGTCAGTTTGGGTTAGGTCTTGCTGGTTTCTTTAATGACAGAAGTATGCAAAAAGAGCAGTTGAGCCAAGGAAGACAAGCTTTAGGTCAAAGGCAAGAAGAACTAGATATGCTTCTAAAAAATAACAAGATACGTAATTCAGTTAAAGGATACAGCTAATGAAAGATGAACAATATGAAGGTTTAGTTAGTAATTTATTTGAGTCTCGATTAGGTGGTTCTGGGCAATCTACTGGTATGAGTGATGTTGAACAGTTAATTCAACGTAAGCTACAACAACGAAATCAAGGTTCATCTCAACTGTCCCCTATAGCCGCACAACGAGCTACAATAGACTTTGCCCCTGTACGGGGTGAAGGTCTAGCTTTAGCTGCTAGTGCTCTCGGTGGTGGCTATGACGCACTTACAATGGACAGTCGTTTAGCTGAAAAGCAAATAGGATTAGATGCAGATGCTGCGCAACAAAACTTTGAGAACCAGCAAGAAACAGCTCGTACCCGAAATAGTAATGTTGCTGAACTACGTTATCAACAGGAGTTGGATGACAGTGCTCTTGCTAAGCGGGTTGGTATAAACACTCAGAAGTTTTTAACAGGTGTTGGAGCTGAAGCTGATAAGATAGGTGCAAATCTACTTAAAACTCGTACAAGCCTAATTGAGGGAGTAGAGAAAGGTACAATTATACCCCAAGATGGTAACTTTGTTATAGGTAAAAATGGTACTCAAGACGATGCTGATTTACTTGCTAATTTCAAAGGACTTCAGGAGCAGCTGCAAGTTCTTAATGCAAGGGTAACAGAAAAAGCGCGTTTAAGTCTTACTAATGAGTCAGGTCAAGATGATATTGATATTACTCAAATACCTAACTATTTACAAAATAAAGCAACAGCGTTGAACCAAAGTCTTGTTCCTACTCAAGCACAGACTACAGGTATGTCTAATAAACAAGCTGCTGTAGAAAGAGATTATGCGGCACAGGTTAAAGCGATTACAGGTGATGATCAGGGTTTAGTTAATCGTATGACCGAGTATCGTAACTATGCAACAGACCCTTCTCAAACAGGTCAAAATGTTATTAGTCAGGCTTTAGCAGGTAATAACCGAGTCAATAAAGATGATATGACTGCGGTTCAAATTGAAGTACAGAATTTAGTACCTAAGATGCGAAAGATTATTACAGGTAAATTAGTAGAAGCTAACAAAGCAAGAAAAGCAAAAAAACAACCACTACTTCCTATAGGCGATGATAAGTGGGATAATTATATTATCTCCCAAGCTATTTCGCAGGGTGATGCGGTTCATGGTGACCCTTGGTTTTCACTTGGGGCGATTGACCCTGATGATATGGAAGCAGCTGTAAAGAAAGCAACAGATGATTCCATAGTTATACGTCAAAAAGATACAGATTTAAGTGAACTTAAAACTAAGAACTTAACTGATATAAATACTATGCAAGCAAAGCAAAACCTATTTAACCTGCAAATAGGTACAAACTAAACATAAAACTAAGGCAGACTCTTAATGGTTACACCTGACAATCTCTTCCAACGCACAATGAATTTAAACATCACTTCTGCGAAAGCAGAGGCGGTGGGTCAAGCTCATCTTAAAAAACAAACTGCTTTTACCGATGCTCAACTAGTAGCTCCTCTTGAGGAGTTCATGGTTCAAAATCCTACGGCTAATTCACTAGACATGAGAAACTTTCTCAACCAACAGAGAATATTTAAGGCAACAAGAAACCAAGGAACCATGGAAGATTTAGGTACTGACCTTGGTATTGCATTCGGTGATAGGCTTGCTCAAACAGGTTATGGTGTAACAGGTTTAATAGGGGATGCAGTTAATTCAGATGCTTTATCTAAATTTGGTTGGGAAGGTGTTGCTACTCAGCAAGCTGAAGCTGAAGAATCCGAAAAAGAATATTCAATGGATTTACGTCAAGCTAAAGCAAATATTGTTAATGCTGCTGCAGAACGCAAAGCTATACAAATGGGTGATGGTAACATCTCCGCAGGAGAGTCTCTAAGCGAGTTCTTTGGTACGGTTGGTGATTACATAACTAATCCATTAGCTGCTGTTTCTGAGGCTGCTAAGAGTTCTGCTGACCTAGTTGCGATGGCTGCAACTGGTGGTATTATTGGTGGAGCTGCAAAAGTTGCAGTTAAGTCGGGAATAAAGAAAAAGTTAGGTAAAAGTGTGGCTGAAAGTGCTGCTTCAAAAGCTTTTATAGCTAAAGCAGGGCAAAAAGCTGCAACTAAAGCAGGTGGAATAACAGGTGCAGTTTATACAGGTGTGTCTGAGGGTACCAATAATGCTATTCAAACTCGGGATGCAATATTAAACCTTACTCCAGAAGTACTTAAACAGTCTAGTGACTTTCAAGAATTAACTAAGAAGATGCCTAACGCTACTTTTGAAGAAGTACGTTTACAATTTGCTGAAGAAGGTGCTCGTGACACAGCAATTATTTCTGGTTCAATTGCTGCTTTAGTAGGTAAAGCTACAGGTGCTGCAGATACGTTTGGTAACGTATTAAATAAAGGTGTTAAAAAAGGTATAATTAAATCAACCGCTAAAGGCGCAGCAGTTGAAGCAGTTGAAGAAACAGTTCAATCGGGTGCAGGACAACTTGTTTCAAATATACAAGTTAAAGAAGGTGATGAGTCTAAAGATGCACTTGAAGGTGTAGGTGAATCTGCAGGTGCAGGTCTTGCAGCAGGTGGTTTATCTGGTGGTGTAATGGCAGGTGCAGGAAGAACTGTTACTAAAGCAGTTGAAAAACTTTCTCAAGCTCGTGTTGATCAAAATTCTACAGAATTAGCTGAAGCTGTACAAGAACTGCAAGAAGAAAATAACAACGCTACAATAAAAAATAAGGAACCAGAGGCAGGTACTTCTAAAGCTGAACCGAATAATGTAATAGAAAGGTATGCCCCTGAAAGAGCGCCTGTAGAAGATGAGGTAGAAGTAGCTAGTAGAACTAAGGAAGTTATTGATACTTATTCAAATTATGAAACAGATAATGCTGAGGTAAAATCTTATGTTAATTCAGTACTAGAACATACTTTGAATACAGATTTATCTGAAGAAAACTTACGTAAGGATGGTAAAGATTTTGAAGCTATTGGTCAGTCACTTTACAAAGCACAAACTGACAACACGGATTTAACTGTGGCAGGTGTTAAGTTACTTAGTAATTCGGATTTATCTGAAAAAGATGCGCAAACAATTGCTAACTTAGCTACGACTCTTAACCCTTTAGATAGTGCTAAAGCTGACTATAACACTGTAGCTAAAGTAATTAATAATATTGAAGTAGGTGATACAGAACAGTTAGTAATGTCTTTAATAAAGCAAAAGACTGAACTAGGTCAGGATAGTTCAACAGCACAAGTAGATGCTTTAATCGAGACTATAGGAGATGTAGTTTTATATTCTGAAGATAAACTAAGCCAGTTGTCAGGGGAAACTCTTGATCTATTTGCTCAATCTACCCAAGATGTTGATAAGCAAAAGTTATTTGAGTTTGTCTCAACACTTAGAGCCAATGAAGTAGATACTAAAGGTAAACCGCTTACAGGTACTGAAAGAGTACGTGCTGAACTATTTGGTAGTAAAGGTGATCGTACTTTAGGTAAACATGTAGACACATTTCTTACAGCTTTAGGTAAAGGTAATACTCAGGAAGCAGAAGCTGTTTATGACTTGTTTATAGGCTATTTACAGTCTAACCAGACTGGTAAGCTAGCAGCTCTTGAAGGTTTAAAAGCTGACCCTTCATTAGGTAAAGCAGTATGGGATACATCTGGTGCAATGGGTAAAGGTTCAAAAAGCTTTACTTATAAAGGTATGGGTAGACTGCAACGCACTATTGATGCAGTTTCAAAGGATTTAGATACCTTAAATCAAATTGATACACTGGCTAGGGACATCCTTGACCCTGAAGGTAAGAAGGTTGAAGAAGAAGTTGTTACTAAACCTACTACAGAGTCTCCAATGGGAACTCTTACCTCTACGGATAGAAAGGGTAGAACCCGTACATTCTTTAAGAGTACTAAAGTAAGTGATGATGGTATTACTACCACTACATTCTCTTCTAATAGAAGTGACAAACCCACAACACAAAGGGATATCACTTCTGTTGGTATTGTTGTAGGTCTTGAAGGAACAGGGTATGAAGTAGCCCTCGATTCTTTGCCTGAAGATACTGTTATAACTAAAATTAGTGAAATTCGTGAAGGAAGTGATGGTCGTATAACTGCTACAGTCACACTCACTGACAATGATGGTAATGTTATACAGCATGATGCACAGGTGGTGTTAAGAAAGAAAGCTGAACCTACTAAGGTAGTGCTCGCTGGTTCAGGTAGGTTAACTACAGAGTTACTTAATAAAGACCAAAGGAAGTCTGACCAAGCTAATAAATTTATTGGCTTTGGTGCCAAAGATACGTCTACAGAAGAATACCGATTAGCTTGGGGAGAAAAAGCTAATACAGGTGTTTATTCTGCAGACGATACTGTTTTTGTAAGTGTAAATGGGGAGAATGGTAAGAAGTTTAGTGCTCAATCAGCTACAGCTAAGGAAGTTAATAAAGCAGTAGAGGCAGGTGCCACTATTATTGCAGACAATTTTGAAGCACGAAACAGAAGTTATAATAAGACAGGAGAAGGTAGATTAGCTCAATACTTGTCTTTTAAAGGTTACGAGGAAGTAGATTCTGGTTCAGGTGTATGGTCAAAGATTAAAGAAGATAATAAAGCTTCTACATCTGTTGTTACTAATGGTGCTGAAATCCTTACGGTACAAATTGAGTCAGGTGTGTATGGTAACTTAACTGAAGTTGCAGAAGCATTAAAAAACGCTTTACCTAAAGATACTGAAGTTATTTATGTAGAACCTAACTCAGATAAACTTATAAAACATTCTGATGGCTCCCATGCACTAGGTACTTATAAAGCAACGGAAGGTAAAGTATATATTGCTAATAACATAACTGACCTCAAGTTAAAAGGTGAGGTTATCTTACACGAGTTGCTTCATAGTTTTTTATGGAATTCTGCTAAACCGAAAGAAAGTAATACACCTGAGCAAAAAGTATTTTATACCCAAATTACAAATTTATTAAAACAAGTTAAAAAACAAGCATCTAAAGAAGATGCAATTAAGTGGGCTTATCCATTAAATAATATTCAAGAATTTATTGTAATGGGAATGAGTAACACTGATTTTATTAACTATCTTGGTTCAGTTAAAGTTAACAAACTAAACTCTAGTTTTTTAGATACTTTTGTAAAACACATTGTAGAACTTTTAGGTGTTTCAAGTAAAAGTGTCACAGCACTTAGTCAACTTATACAAGCAAATATGAGTATGATTGCACCTACTAAACAAGAGGTATTTAAAGTAAAAACAAAAGTATTACATACTTTAACTCCTACAGATATTTTATCTGGTTCAGTCTTAGCTACTCCTGCAGTAGTTACGGGTATCAGTGAAATAACAGGTGTTGAAGAAAATGTTATTAAAAACATGCCTGCAGAAGAAATACTTAAACTTATCTTAGGTAAGATGAAGAATATACCTTTAAGCAGTAAAGGTACTATATATGCTAATATTGTTAAATCAGGGCTACTTACAGATGCTAATAAGTCTATCTGGTTTGATGCTTATAAATTATTTTTAGCAGACGCTCCTTTTGTATCTTCGCAAGAAGACCGTACAACTGAAGCTTTAAAAGCGTATTCTGAGGTGTTAACTGAAGAAGTTAAGCAATTAGCCGCAGAAGAGGTAATAGCTTCTGAGGCTGCTGCTGAGAGCTTTACAGCTATGAATGATTTACTACCTGAACCATTGGAAAGAATAAGCGGTTCAGTAGTTGAGCAAAAAAAGTATATAACCAAACGCAGAGCGTTTGCTTCCATGTACCAAGAAATTCGCACGTTACGTAAACGTCTTGGACAGCTGTCTAAAGCATATGTAGTTAATAATACTTTACGTAAAAAACTAAAAGGTGAAGCAGCTAGAGCTAAAGTAACATCTAAAACAAATAGAGAAGATGTAGCAGCTAAACAGTTAGAAGTTAAATCTAATTTAAATGAAATTAAACTTGAGCGAGTTGAGTTAGTTACTCAAGTTAAAGAATTAGAGGAAGCCCTTAAAAATAGTATTCTTTTATTTAATAAAGTAAGAAGTAAGTATTTTGTAGCAGAAGAAGTTAGCCAAAAAACTACAGAAGTTAAAGTTGCTAAACAGCAATCTGCTCGTATGGCAAAAGAAGGTAAAACTTCTTATGACATGGAAGCTGCTACACATAGTCAATATTCACGTATTAATTCAATAGCTGAAACTATTGCAATTGCTAAATATAACCTTGATATTTTAGCTGTGGCTATAGGTATGAAGCCTGCAGTACTTAAGGCAATTGTAAGAGGTGAAACAAAGTCTACTAAAAGTATTTCTCAGCAAATTGCTGATGAAATAAAAACTAATATTCTTTCTAAGGACGCTGCAAAAAGTACTGTTGAAGCTTATATCCAAGATAGTATTTTTACACTAGGAAGTTTAGTTGAGGAAAGTTTAGTAGGTAAAAGGGGAGGTAAAAAAAGGTTGGGTATTAAAACTTTACCCGCTATTCAAGAATCTTTTAGACAGAAATTTGCTAAAGATATCCGTACTATGCCTGATGGCCATCCTGCCAAAGCATTACTTAATTCACTTAAAGAAGATAATCCTTTAAAAACTTCTTTAGGTTCATTTAAAGAGTCTGCTTTATGGGATATGTCTTCAATACTTAATCTTACTTCAGATAATACTGTAGCTATGGCTGAATTTGCTGAGAAGCACGATGTATTAGTAGAGGATGTAATGGCACTGGTTCAAGACTATGCTCAGTTTAAAACTAAGTTTGAAAACAACATACATCAAGCTATTAAAAGTACACCACTAAATACTAGTGTAAATATGGGTAGAGTTTCAGTTTTACTTATAGATGAATATGGGAACATACCAGAACATTTTATTCAGACTTCGTTTTTAAGTTATGCTGAAGGTATGGAATATATTGGACACACTAAATACTTACCACGTAAGCAGCTTAAAATGTATGTAGAAAAGATTGATAGAGGTAATACTTCGCTGCAATCTACTTTTGCAGGTAAAGGTACTTTTATCCCAGATAGTGTAATTAGTGGTGCTGTAGCCCGTAACACAAAACTAGTTGAAGCTTACGACCAAAACCAGTATTTACCTGCTTTAAATACTTTTTTAGCTTCTGCAGTCACACGTATGATTGGTGATACTAAAGGTGTTGATATGGTTACAGTAAAACATAATAATAAATCGTATTATGGGTATACGCGTAACCCTGAAGTAAATTTAAGTTCTTTACTATTAAAAGGTGATACTAAAATACTTAAAGCAGAGTATGGTGTTAAACGAAATAGATTAAACCATATAGGTACTCCACCGAATACAGACTATTCACACTTACCTGTGAAGGCCAGAGAAATGGCTGAGCTTACAGAAAGTACTCCATTTTACTTAGATAATGTTAAATTTGAGTTGATGCTTAAAAGTGTCCTTGTAAAGGTAGATGGTAAGACTGATTTAAAAGCAACTGCTACTGCTTTTGTAGAACAATACTTACATGAGCCAGAAGATATAGATATATTGGGAGGTACACGTTTAATTAATAAAGTCGAGACTACAATTTTACCTTTAAATGTAAATGATCAACTAGCTAAAATAGGTAAAAAAGAAGGTTATAAAGCTGAGTTTACAAGTGCGTATGCGCTGTATATTCGTTTACAAGAAGAGTCATCAAACGAAAAGTCACCTTACTACAAGAAATCTGTTCCAATATATTATTCATCATTTTTTTCTGCCAATGGTAGACAGTTTTTTGAGGGGGAAGTTAATCCTCAAGCAAACAAACTTCACCGTATTTTAGTCCGTACTTCTTTTAACCGTGGAAACATTAAAGTCCATGGTTCAAGGGCGAAGTTAGTTAAAAATTACAAATCTAACCCTACTAGTGCATTAAAACATTATGTGTTGGCATTAGGTTTAGGCTTAGGTGTAAAAGTAGATAAACAATCTAACGAAATAAGTCTTAAAGAAACTTTTGCTAAGTTATTTTTGTTAGGTAAAGAAATTAAGTTAAGTAAAGCTAAGACTATTCCTGAGTTTTTAGCATGGCAAAGAGAAGAAAGTTTAAACTATAAAGCTCCTACAGTTGAGTATATTGAGGCACTTGATTCAATTTTTAATGGGTACACTCAAAAACCTTTACCTATCGAAGTAGATGGTAAAACTAACGGGGTATTTCATAGTAATTGGGCTTATGGTATGGGAATTGTAGATGCGAAAGGGTACGACCTTAAAAGACTTTTAGCTATGGGTGGTTTAAAAGATAGCCTAGATGCTACAGATACCCATCATGACCCTGCAATGATGGATATGTACCAGACTATTTCAGGTGAAGCTACAAATAACTTAAAAAATATGAAAGCTAATGATGAACTGTCTGATGATACAGCTAAAGCATGGGCATTTTTAAAAGACCAAGTATCTTTTGTTGGCTTTGGTGAAATATTTGAACGTAATGCTTCTAAAGCAGGGGTTACATCTACTGTGTATGGTGGTTCATTAAAAGCACTTGTATCAGGTTTAATTTACGGGGCTAAATCTGGTGAGGGTTTTCTTGCTAAGTTTTATATGGATGTATCTGCTGCTATAGGTACCCCTATTAACTCACCTGAACGCATTCAATTAAAAGGTTGGAACGATGTATTTTGGGAAGGTAATTCAGTGCCTGTAATGGATGATGTTAAACTATCTAATTACACTCTTACAGATAAACAACAAGAAGATATTACAAAACATGTAAAAGAAACTTTAGGTAAGTCTATAGATAGAGCCATATCTGATGTACTTTACCGTTCGAAAGATGTAACTGATCAAGTTACTATGGCAACAGGTACGATGGTTGCGTTATATAACATGGCTCAAGTAAAACTAACTAAGGCTGTAATTAAGAAAAGAAAACTACCTCCAACAGCTTCATTAAGTAAAGAAAAA